TGGAGTCATAATCCCTAATCAGTATGTAGACATCTTTACATTTATGGGTGAAATTTCTTCAGCTACTCAGTTACCAGATGTTGGGTCACCAGGAGAGTCATACTACGTCAAGCCTTATGGCCAGAATATTGGCACCTTTTATATCTGGCTAGACACCACAGGAGCCTTTGAGCAGTTTACCCCTACATTTGGATGGCAGCTCGTAGACAGCGAAGAGCTATCCGACACTATTAATTTTGTAACAGAGTTGGTAGACCCACCTACCTACTATGACCAGTATTCTGGAAAACAAGAGTATACAGAGTTTCAGTATATTTCTGGCCTAAGGGTAGTTGTTGACACTATGAACAAATATGACTCAACCTTTGACTTAATTGAAATGTCTCCTAGGTTAGTGGCAGATTTAACTGGAAGGACACTGTCCTTTAATATTACTAAGTCTGCATCAGATCTCGGAGCATCTGGCTTACCAGTAGGTCAGCTTCTAGCAGCTACTGGTTCGCTAAGCATATTTGACTACGACCTAGCATTTAGCAAGATAAATACTAATAGTATTGTTAAAGATTTTCTTACTCAGAATTTGCAGGTAAAGGTATATGATGTAATTAAAAATGTAGAAGGTTATAACTACTACGTTCCACTAAAGACAATGTATGTGGATGGCATGCCAGAAACATCTATCAGTGATAGGTCCCTAGAAGTTACCCTGAGAGACCTGTATTTCTATTTTGAGGGCATTTCAGCACCAGAGCTAATGATTCCTAACACATCTTTGAGCTATGCCATAGCGACTATGCTGGACTATGCTGGCTTTAGTAATTATACAATAAAGACTATTGAAGGAACTCCAGAGCCAATTATTCCTTATTTCTTTGTAGACTCTAATGAAACACTTGCACAAGTTTTGGAAAAGCTCGCTGTTTCTACGCAGTCGGCAATGTTCTTTGATGAGTACAACAACTTTGTCGTAATGACAAAAGAATACCTAATGGCAAGTGAGGAAGATAGGCCAGTAGACCTTAGCCTATACGGAAGCTCCGATGCCTCAAAGCAGGGGGTATACTCTAACCTTCCAGAAGGAACCAAGGCAAACATCATAGAGATATCTGCTAAGGATAATGTTGTATTTAATGACGGGCTTGTTCGCTATACATCAAGATACATTGAGAAGTCATCTCGTGATAGATCTCAGCAGTTTAGGCTAGCAAGAGATAAGAACTGGGTATACACGCCATCTCAGCTATGGGAGGTCACCTCTGAAGAGAAAGTTACTTCTAGCAACGAAGACTCAAAGAATCAGTCTGGCTATACGCTTGGGGCTTTTCCAATCAACTCTGACCTAACAGATGTAGAGCCATATGTAAACAATAACAGGATATATAACAACACTATTGATATCGGAGAGTCTGTCTACTGGATGTCAAGGTATAACGGCTACCTGTATGCCAACGCAGAAATTATCAAGTTTGATGCGGTAGAATACAATATCCCAGGATTGACTGACTCCGAGTCTGGAAACGGAAATGTTTGGATTACAAGCACTAGAGAGTATCAGAACTATTTTTCAAAAGTACCATTTAACGGCAAGATTTATCCAACTGGATTGGTACGCATCTATACAGAGCCAGAGTATGAAGTAGTAGACGGCAGGACAAGGCTCAAGGCTGGCACAATATCTAAAAATGGTCGTGGACAGTTTGGCACAGAAATTGCTTATCACTCAGCAGGACTAAATCCATACTGGTATGACAATGACAATGTGCGTGGTTGTGAAATGGAGTCAAGTCATATATTTGGAGTAGATGACCCAGAAGATATTCGTGCAAGTATATCTGGAATTAATTTGGTTACAGGTGCTGCAGGAGTTAATAATGCAGTTGGAGTCAGCACTTCTCGTAATGGAATTATTAAGAATTTCTTTGCATCAAACTTCCCAAAGGATGTAGACACTAATAAGCTATACACAACTCAGGTAGGAACCCTGCAGTCATCAGCACTGGTCATGACGGGAGGAACGTTTGCAAGCACCCAGAATCCTCTGAACTATCTTTCATATGTGTATAAGCCCCTTAACAATAGCTACAAGCACTTTGGAACTAGGGTTAGGCTTATTGGAAAAGTCGAAAACAATGAGACACAATCACAGACCCCATACGGAAGCATGTCAGTATATGCAGGTGTCAGCGGTTCTAGTGCGGGTATAACCTGCATGGTAAATCCAGAAACAAACAACGGATACTACATGGAGATCATTGCTCTTGATGCAATAGACACTTCTGAGCTAGCCAGCTCTGACTCTATGTTTAATGTTGTATTCTACAAGATTATGAAAGATGATGATACTGGTAAGGCAATCCCAGTTATGCTTTGGGGAGGCATCAGCAATATCGTAGTTGACTCTGGTGACTTCGTTGGACAATATAGAATGGTAGGAGAAGAAAACCCAAGCGTCTATGACCTTGCTGTTGAGTATGAGGATATTGGAAGCTTCCGCAGGTTCTACCTGTATATGAACAATAAACTAATTAAGGTAGTAGATGACGAGAGTCCTTTGCCTGTTTATAATAATATGGGTGTATTCGTGCGTGGATCAGCCAAGGCCATGTTTGAAAACATCTATGCTGTTGGCTTTAAGTATTCAGAGAATGCATCTAGAGCACTTGACCTTCCTAGCAAGAATGCTTTTAATGATGGAGAGGTCAGTGTTAGTGAGGCATTTAGAAAGTATGCTGTAAGTGGCATTGTGCAGTCTACAGCCCTTTCTGGTATTAGTCCTGCAGACGAGCCTAAGTATAACCTATACTTTGAAGAATTTGGGACAATTATGAGAGAGGCAGCCTACTTTAATGTTAGGTATGACAAGGCCTACCCAGCACTCTATGCAAGACTAACACCAACCTTTAACAGAATTAAGTCATATGTTGTATCTGGTTTCATGGCTGGTGCATATGGTGCAGAGTTCTTAGTATTTAATGCTACTGACACTACTATTACGCTAGATGAGAATAGCGGAAACTATCTGCAAATTCAGGGAATTACATTTACCCAAAAGTCGGATAATCAGCTAACCATGGACGACTACTATTCCAACAGAGGAGACCTGTCAGACCCAGTAACAGTAAACGGAGAGGTTACAATCTCACCGCTTACCGTAAAAGAAGAATTTAACAAGGTTAAAAATAGTAGGTCAAAGTATGGAAGACGAGAGTTTACTCTTGAAGGGGCATACATACAAAGCGAAGATGATGCTTACGCTATGATGGACTGGGTTGTTTCAAAGCTATCTAGCCCAAGGCTTGCTGTAGGTGCTAAGGTATTTGCTAACTCTACAATTCAGCTTGGCGATATTGTCTCGGTAGATTATCGAGATAACTCAGACCTGGACATGTTTATTGACTCCTCCAAGAGATTTGTTGTATATAGCATTAGCTATACACGAACCCCAAGTGGACCAGACATGACCGTATATCTAAGTGAGGTGGTATAGTGACATCAGCAGAGCCAGATATGCCATCGGCAATATCATCAAAAGTTTACAATGTAAAAGAGGCAACACCAGATATAATTATTCGTGAGTCTTCCGTAAATATAGATGAAGCAATGTTCGACATCTACTTTGAGCAGGTTGCAGCTCAAGAGATAATTACAATTGCAAGGCATGACACTGTTAATGGTCAGCCTATTATATATCAGCCAATCAAGAACTTGCCAGATCTTGCAATTAAGTATGGCCCACAATCAATTATTGCACTACAAAATTCTAGCAAAGCATTCTTTGATAACTTTGCAATCCGCCTTGAGAACTACATTCCAAATGAAGGTGAGGGTATTGGCGGAACAACTGTCTACATTGATAACGATAACGCACTTGTAATTGACCTTGTTAACCTGAAAGAAAATGAGCAGGTAGAGGTACAAATTCTAAAATCTGGAGAGATTAATAATGGTACAATATACTAGAGGTTTTTATGATAACTAACACTGGAAAAGATTTGCTATCCAAGTATCTGGTAGGCAATGTGCCTTCATATGCATCATACTTGGCATTTGGCTGTGGTCGTAGCCCACTGGGCACTTCTGACAGCTTTAATACAGAAGAGTATTCCGAAAGGCAAGAGCTAGAATTTGAAATGTTTCGTGCTCCTATCATTTCAAAGGGATACGTCACACAAAACTCTATAGATCAAAATGGGGATGTTGAGGTTGATGAGTTTGGCAACCCAGTTCAGTACACAGAGATTGTATTTACTTCTGAGCTACCAACTGCAGAGAGATACGAGATCACAGAGATTGGTGTTTACTCTGCAGGATCTAACCCAGCTGCAACCTCTAACCAAAGCAAAAACTTGTTTCTATTTAGCAAGACGGAAAACTGGGAGTACCACACAGAGGTAAGCTCAACAGATATACCAGAACACCCACAAGATCTTTATAAGCTGGCAGATGGAACTACACCAGAGGGTGCACTTGATAGCAGCATTAATGTCGCAGAGTCCGTATTCCAGGCAAATGCAGACGACATTGTTCTTGACAATGCTGTAAGGACTTCACGTAACGAAAGACCAAGATTCTTAAACAATGTTGTATTTATGTCAGGAGACTCTTGCTCAGTATATGGTTCTGGAGACGACAACCTTTATATAGATAATGACTCTGAATCTACAGAATATGACCCAAGGCACATTCACATTAACGGATCTACTTTTGACCTCGACAGGTACTCCCCTCAAGATGAGATGAAGCTAGCGTTTTCGGTAATCAATAAAAACGCAGACTCTACTTACCCAACAGACGTAAAGATCATTGTAGAATTTGCAACCCCAGAGGGATCTAATAACCCACAGTATGCTAGGTTTAAAACACATCTAACTGCAGTGTCTAATGACTTTGCAAATAACAGATATTTTGTTGTTACTAAGAAGCTGGAAGAGCTTGATAAAAGTCCAGAGTTTTCTTGGACAGGTGCAAGTATCGTAAAGGTTTATGCAGCAGCCATAGACTCCTCGACAGAATTTTCGTCAGACTACTACATTGCCCTAGATGCACTCAGGGTAGATAACGTAAGCTCACGCAGTCCAGTATATGGACTAACAGGCTATACGGTAACTAAAACAGAGTCTGGCCTTCCAATTATTAAAAATGCAAACACGACCAACCTTGTCGAGTTTAGATTTGCCATGGACGTGAAATAATGGCGGATTCAGGTATTAAAAAGATTGTTATTCCACAGTCAGATTTGCCTCCAATCAATAGTGATGAAGAGCGGTATGTTGTAAGATATCGTATTATTTCAGATGACCGCAACAGGGTATCACACTGGTCTCCACAACACCTGATAGCACCAAGCCCACTAGATGTTCAGGATAACTCAGGCATAACTCTTACATCTGCTAACGGAATGATTACCGTGCAGTGGGAAACTGAGCCAGGAGATACCTCTTCTTATGACGTATGGGTTGCTTGGGGGACACAGTCTGGAAGCACTGGCCTACCAGAATACAAAGCAACAGTTACGGGAAACTATATCTCACTTCCAATTCCTGCAAATCAAGTTTCAGTGCAGGTATATATACAGAATATGTCTGTTCCAAGAAAGCTGATGCCAGCACTAACAATAGCCAGAACTGCCATTGTTGATGTGATATAATTAATTATGGCCATTATACCGCTACCAGAAAGAGGACAACCTCTTGACCTTGCATATGTTTATTCTTTAGCAAATGCTGTCAATGATTTATCTGCACAGATCTCGCCTGCATCGTCTAAGACTACGACGGTGGACACTATCATTGGTAAGCAAACACTAAGAACAGCAGACACCAAAGTTATTGGCGGTATTAAAAGGGTCACGAACAACAGTATTGTTACAGCTGGAAACGAGAGCACATTCTCGTATGACTTTCCAGCAGACTTTAAATATGCTCCAATAGCAACTGCTACAGTTGTCAACGTTGGAGACACCCCAGCTGGTAAGGATGTTTCGGTGGTGCTTACGTCGATTACCACATCAAGAATTGAAGGACTCGTCAGGTTTGGCACTTCTGGTGAAGTGTCGGTATCTGTAAACATTATAGCAATCGGTGTTCCTAACTAGAGGTCACAATGGCACCCAATCCAAAACGTGGATACAGAACTAGGGAAGAATATAATGAAGCACCAGTTATCCCTGGAAATAAAAAGGTATGGTTTCTAAATGGAGATTTGGTACGCAGTCATCACATTAATAGGTCTAATGGAATTATGTCTGTTTATAATATTATTCAAGATAGAATTGAAAGCTGCTTACTCTCGGACTTTAAGAAAAACAGAGAGCGTGCTTACACAGTTGGAGAAACTGCTGATCTCGTAAACAGGCACAAGAAGTATATGCCACAGCTTGTCAAGCGTGGAGTAATCCCAGGACCAACAGGAAGCCAGAAGGGTGGCAGCACTGGCTGGCAGGTAAGAAGTTATTACTCAGAGTCGCAAGTTAAAGAGATTCGTGATATACTAGCTACCTATCATATGGGCAGGCCTCGTAAAGATGGCCTAGTTACAAATGACATAACTCCTTCTCCGCAAGAGTTGACACGGAGGATGGGAGATGGTATACTAACGTATACGAGAACTGAAGACGGAAGATTCATTCCAGTGTGGTCTGAATCTATTTAGAGAAAGAAACGGGTATGAATAACGAAGACACTAAGGTCAAGGTTGGCCTAGGATACACCCTTAATCTGGGTAACTTCCAGTCACTACGTGTTGACATCGAGGTTACAGACAGCAAGCGTGAGGGTGAGAACACATCAGATGCGTTTGAGCGTGTCTATGAGTTTGTTGAGAACAGGCTAACTGAAAAGGTTAAAGAGGCTTCTGCCCAGCTAGAGAGTAAGTAATGGCAGATCGCAAGGAGCGTTTTGCCTTGCTAAGCAGATACTCAAAGCTACATACACAAAAGTATGAGGCAAGGCCGCAAATTAATTTAAATGTAGAGCAGTGGGCATCCGATGCTCTTGTAGAGTCGTATGGACTCCAGGAGTGCTATGACCTGCTCGAATACTATTTTGAGGTGGCACAAAAGCCAACATGGAAATATTTTGCTAACTATGCACAAGATATCATAGACAAGCGAAACCAATATGCACAAGATTTAGAAGATCGTAAACAGCGAAGACAACAAGCAAAGAAGTGGTTAAGTGAAAATTAAGAAGAGGCGTTCATATGAGCAATACAGAAGCTAAGTTAATATCAGCAGTTCTATCAGACAAGCAGGTTCACGTTTTGCTACAGGCAAACGTAGAAAACCTTTTGACTACACACACAGATGTGTGGCAGTTTATTAGAAGCTACTACGAGAACAACCTCACAGCTCCACCAGTAGATTTAGTTATAGACAAGTTCCGTGACTTCGCACCAGTAGATGGCGTAGGTGCTACAAAGTATCACCTAGAAGAGTTGCAGCATGAGTTTATGAACACATCTCTTAGAGAGTTGCTAAAGACTGCAGCTACTGATGTACAATCAGACAAAGCATCGGAAGCACTTGAGATGCTTATCTCAAAGACTGCTGAGCTCAAGAAAAACTCTTCTGCTATTCGAGACATTGATGCAACAGATATAGACTCAGCAGTGGCCTACTATGAGCAAGTTCAGAAGCAAGCAGAGCTAGGCATAACAGGAATCAAGACAGGCCTTCCTGGGTTTGACGACTATCTTCCAGCAGGAATTCAGCCAGGACAGCTTGGGGTCTTCTTAGCCTATCCAGGTATTGGAAAGTCGTGGCTCTCCCTATACTTTGCAGTGCAAGCTTGGAAGCAGGGCAAGTCACCAATGGTTGTCAGTCTTGAGATGAGCGAAACAGAAGTTCGTAACCGTGTATTTACTATTATGGGAGATGGACTTTGGTCTCATAGAAAGCTATCTGCTGGTCAGGTAGAGATTGATGACCTCAAGCGTTGGCATGGAGAAAAGGTAAAGGGCAAGCCAGAGTTTCATATTATTTCTAACGACTCAGGTGGCGAGGTAACTCCTTCTGTCCTTCGTGGAAAGATTGATCAGTACAAGCCAGACTTCGTAATTGTTGACTACCTGCAGCTGATGTCTCCAAACCAGAAGTCTGACAATGAGACGGTGCGTATGAAAAACCTATCTCGTGAGCTAAAGCTTATGGCTATTTCTGAAGAGGTCCCAATTATTGCTATCTCATCGGCAACACCAGATGACGTTACCAAGCTAGACACTGTTCCAACATTGGGTCAGACTGCATGGTCTCGTCAGATTGCATATGATGCTGACTGGGTAATGGCTTTGGGACGTGGACCCAACTCAGATGTCATTGAATGTGTATTTAGAAAGAACCGTAACGGATTTATGGGCGAGTTTTTGGTCCAGGTAGATTTCGATAAAGGTTGGTATAAGTACCGAGACTTTGAAGATAACTAGTATAATAGATGCATGAAAACAGTACATCATAAGCCTATAAAAAGGTTCGGACTAGATGGAATCATACTAGACGATGCACAGATTGTCCGACTCAAGTCTGAATACATCAGGCTTTTATGGGTAGAGATGAGACTGAGTGGGTATGTACCAAGACTAGATATTGACTTAGACTTTACAATACAGTATAATCAAGAAAAAGAATATTTTGAATTCGAACTCTCAGTATACGGAGTGTTCGTAGGAAAAAGGAAAAGCGAATGGATAATAGGACTAGACGGCTCAAAGGCAATTCATACTCAGCCGAGCAAATCAAAAGAGTACTCGCAGGGAGTGGCCTCACGATTGAGGGCGAAGTAGATACAGACTATCTACTGTTTTGCCCTTTTCACCCAAACCACAGGACTCCTGCTGGTGAGGTAGATAAAGAGAGTGGCACATTCTTCTGCTTCTCATGCCACCACATTGCTGATCTTATTAGTCTTGTTATGCATACAACTGGAAGAACATATTTCGAGGCTGCACGATTTATTAAGAGCAAAGAGCAGCAAACCAGCATCGAAGCTGATATAAATAAGAAACTAGTTGTTAAGCCAGAATACACCCCATTTGACGAAATACTAATTCAAAGACTTAGCAGTCAGGCCTTGGAGTCTCCTAGGGCTACTAGATACTTTGCTGGCAGAGAGATCACAGAATCCTCTATGAAAAAATTCTTGCTAGGATTTTCAGAGAAACAGGATATGGTAACTGTTCCAGTTCATTCACCAACAGGAATTCCCGTAGGATTTGTTGGTCGTTCTATAGAAGGCAAAGACTTTAAGAACACGCCAGGTCTACCCAAGGGCAAAACTTTGTTTAACCTACATAGAGTTAAGACAGCAGACAAGGTATATGTTGTAGAGTCATCATTCGATGCCATCAGACTTGACCAGTGTGGAATCCCAGCGGTAGCAACCCTAGGTTCCAATGTTTCTAATTTTCAAATAGACTTGCTTCAAAAATACTTCAACAATATTTATGTTGTTGCTGATAATGATGAGGCTGGCGGTAACATGAAAGATCGTATCGTTGAAAAGATAGGGTCTAAGGTTACTGTATTACAACTTAATAAGGAATACAAAGACATAGGCGACATGTCAGACGAAGAAATAAAAAATCTTGAAATATCATTTGACAAGTCAATAGCCAATATGCTAAACTAAACAACACACAAATAGGAGAAAAAATGAGTGTAATTAAAGGGCTAAAAGATATCAATGCACTACTTGATAAGCCAAAGTATGAAGGAACAGGACAGAAGGTCCGCTGGGTAAAGCTAGCAGATGGTCAGTCCTCTAAGATCCGATTTGCTGAGGAACTAGACTCAGAGTCGGCACACTACGCAGAAGCTCGTGGGCTATCTGTCGTTATTGCACAGCACACCAATCCAAAGGACTACAGGCGTTCAGCTGCATGCTCTATGGATTCTGAAGGTCGCTGCTATGGTTGTGAGATGGCCCGTAAGGACCCTAAGAGTGGATGGCGTTCAAAGCTACGCTTCTACTGCAACGTGCTAGTAGATGATGGCCTAGAGGACCCATACATGGCAGTATGGTCGCAGGGTGTAAGCAAGCAGTCTGCATTCAACACTATTCGTGAGTATGCACTAGAGACTGGTAGCATCTCAAACCTAACATGGAAGCTAAAGCGTAATGGCCAGGGCACTGAGACCAATTACACTCTAATTCCTACTAAGCCAGATTCTGAGCCATTTGACTGGGGCAGCTTCGAGCTTTTCAACCTAGAAAAGGTTGTCCGTGAGATTCCTTATCCAGAGCAGGAGTCTTTCTACTTCGGGTTTGATTCCCCGTCTGTAACTGCTACCAACGTTGATTGGTAGGGGTTGCGTTGAGCTACAACGGACTTCACGTTCACACACATTACTCTCTGTTTGATGGCATAGCCACACCAGAAGAGTATTTGACTCGTGCCCAAGAGATTGGCATGAAGTCTCTAGCAATTACAGACCACGGTTCACTTTCTGGACACAGAGAGTTCTATCGTATTGCTAAGGAAAAAGGCATTAAGCCTATCCTTGGTATTGAGGGGTATATTACTAATGATCGTAAGGACCAGCGTGCACCAGATGTGCGTGACGGACTTCTAGACCTAGTATATAACCACATCATTGTTCTTGCTAAGAATCGTGTAGGACTTGAAAATCTAAATAAGCTCAACGAAATTGCGTGGACTGAAGGATTTTTCAAAAAGCCACGTTTCGACTACGAGGTGCTAGAGAAGTACTCAGAGGGACTAATCGTCCTTTCTGGGTGCCTCTCTGGTGCCTTGGCAAAGGCTATTGAGGCCGAAGAATTGGCAGAAGCCAAAAGAATTATTGAGTGGCACAAAAGGGTATTTGGTGAGGACTATTACATTGAGGTAATGCCACACAACCCACCAGAAGTAAATAAGCAACTAGTAGAACTAGCCGATAAGTATGGGGTTACTCCAGTAATTACTCCAGACTGCCACCACGCACATACTGGACAGAAAGAAATCCAGGAACTTAAACTAATCCTAAACTCTTATGCAAATAAGGTTGAGAAGAGTGCTACATATGAAAAGTCATTAAAGCATGACAACCTTATGGATAGACTTAACTATCTATATGGTGAGAGACAGATTTCATTTACAAACTTTGACATCCACCTACTATCTGACGAAGAGATGCGTAGTGCCATGGAAGCTCAGGGTATTGTCAGAGAAGACATGTATTCTGCAACAGAAGAGATATCTGAAAAGATTAAAGACTATGGCATTAAAGACCACCTAGACCTGCTGCCAGTGCAGTATCAAAATCCAGATGCAGAGCTTCGTGAGCTAGCAATGGCTGGCCTAGAAAAGCGTGGAGTCCTTTCAGATGACTATGTTGCTAGGCTAGATGAAGAGCTACAGGTTATTAAGGATAAAAACTTTGGCCCATACTTCCTAGTAGTTCGCTCTATGATTTCCTGGGCAAAGAAGGAAGGCATCATGGTTGGGCCAGGACGTGGTTCTGCTGCAGGCTCACTACTTTGCTATGCACTAGAGATTACAGACATTGACCCAATTAAGCATGGGTTGCTATTCTTTAGGTTTATTAATCCAGATCGTAATGACTTCCCAGATATTGATACAGATATCCAGGACTCACGACGTGATGAGGTTAAAGATTATCTTGTTAGACAATATAAGCATGTGGCATCTATCGCTACATTCTTGCAGTTTAAAGACAAGGGTGTTGTTAGGGATATAGCACGTGTGCTACACATTCCCCTAACAGACGTTAATAAAGTTATGAAGGTGGTGGACACTTGGGATGATTACTGTACATCAAAGCAAGCAGCGTGGTTTAGAGAGAAGTATCCAGAGATTGAAAAATATGGCGATCAACTTCGTGGGCGTATTCGTGGGACTGGCATACATGCTGCTGGTGTTGTTACCTCTAAGCATCCTATTTTTAGGTATGCTCCCATGGAAACTCGTACAGCTCCAGGCACAAAGGAAAGAATACCAGTAGTAGGGGTAGACATGGAAGAGGCAGAGCGTATTGGTCTTATTAAGATTGATGCACTAGGTCTCAAGACCCTGTCAGTGCTAAGGGACACCCTTGATATTATTGAGAAGAGGCATAAAAAGCAAATTGACCTCCTATCTATAGACACAGAGGACCCAAAAGTCTATCAGATGCTCTCTGACGGCTTTACAAAGGGTGTTTTCCAGTGTGAAGCTACACCATATACTAACCTGCTAGTAAAGATGGGTGTAAACAACTTTGCAGAGCTAGCAGCATCTAATGCCTTGGTTCGCCCAGGTGCAATGAATACTATCGGTAAGGACTACATCCTTCGTAAGCATGGTAAGCAAAACATTGCATACCACCACACGGTAATGAAAGAGTTTACTGCAGAAACCTATGGCTGTATCCTATACCAGGAGCAAGTTATGCAGGCCTGTGTTAACCTAGGCGGAATGTCTATGGTTGAGGCAGATAAGGTTCGTAAGATTATTGGAAAGAAGAAAGATGCTAAAGAGTTTGATCAGTTTAGGGAAAAGTTTGTTGAAGGTGCTACAAAGTATCTTGCTCCTAATGTCGCAAGGGATCTATGGTCTGATTTTGAAGCCCATGCTGGGTATTCGTTCAATAAGTCTCACGCTGTGGCATACTCTACGCTCTCGTATTGGACGGCGTGGTTAAAGACATACTACCCACTAGAGTTTATGTATTCTATCCTAAACAATGAGAAGGACAAGGATGCTCGCACAGAGTACCTCATTGAGGCAAAGCGTATGGGGATTAGCATTAAGCTACCACACATCAATGACTCAGACCTAGACTTTAAGATTGAGGGCCAAGGAATTCGCTTTGGACTTACTGGTATCAAGTACATTTCAGATAACATTGCAGAAAAGTATCTTGCTGCTCGTCCATTTAATTCCTATGCCGAGCTATCAGAGTTTACCAATGCAAAGGGTAATGGAGTAAACAGTCGTGCCTTAGAAGCAATGAGAAAGATTGGTGCAGCTACTTTCCCAGATAACCCTAGGAATGAGGCTGAGATTCGTGAGCACCTTTATGAGTATCTTAACCTGCCAGAATTTAACATCTCTGTCCCTCAGCACTTTTACGCATTTATTAATGATGTAGAAGAGTTTGAGGAAAAGGGTGCCTACGTTCTTATGGGTATGGTAAAGAGCATTAAGAGGGGCAAGGGATGGTCTAGGGTAGAAGTACTAGACAAAACAGGTAGTGTGGGCATATTTGATGACGAGCAGACTGAGATTGAGCCAGGAAAGACGTATCTGTTGCTAGCAAGCGACAATAGAATTGTTAGCTATGTCCCTATTGACGACATACCAAAGGCTGAGAATGCCTTAGTAAAATACTTAAACTACAAACAGCTTCCCTATAAAGACGACGAAATGTTCTTAGTATCATTCAAGTCCAGGGTAACAAAAGCTGGAAAGAAAATGGCGTACATGACTCTAGCAGATTCTGCCAGAGAGTTGCACCCAGTTACCGTATTCCCTACGCAGTTTGCAAAAGCATACATGACACTAAAAGAGGGAAACGCATATAAGTTTTCGTTTGGAAAGACGAAAGATGGAACAGTTATATTGGAGGACATTCTGTGACAACAATCGAAGAAGCTCTAGCACTGCTAGATCCTAAGCTTAGGAAAAACCTGGGTCCCGCAGTAGGTATTGCTACTACAAGCCAGCCTACGCCCAGCACAGGGCTTAACAGGGCACTAAATGGAGGCCTGCCGTATGGACGACAAGTCCTTATTTGGGGTAGTAAGTCTAGTGCTAAGTCATCTCTGTGTTTGCAGACTATTGGTATTGCACAAAAAGAAGGCAAGCTATGTGCCTGGATTGATGCTGAGATGTCCTATGATGAAGACTGGGCAGTAAAGCTGGGGGTAGACCCTGAGCAGCTAATCTACTCTCAGGCAAGAACAATTAATGAGATGGTAGATGTAGCAGTAGCACTAATCAACGCAGGGGTTGACCTTATTGTTATTGATAGTATTACTTCTCTTTTGCCTGCTATCTATTTTGAGAAAGACTCGTCAGAGCTAAAGCAGCTGGAGAATACCAAGCAGATTGGTGCAGAGTCAAGAGACTTTAGCAATGCATGGAAGATGATTAACTATGCTAACAATAAAGAGAAACCAACACTTGTTATAGCTATCTCCCAGTCTCGCAATAATATTAATGCTATGTACACACAGCAGCAGCCTACTGGCGGACAGTCTACAAAGTTTTACTCGTCCACGGTTATTAAGCTGTTCTCTTCAGAGTCAGAGAATCAGGCAATTAAGGGCAAGATTGCTGTAGGAGATAAGTTAATCGAAGAGAAGATTGGCCGTAAGATTCGTTGGGAGCTGCAGTTCTCAAAGACATCTCCTGGTTTCCAGTCTGGCGAGTATGACTTCTACTTTAGAGGCGACAAGGTTGGTATTGACACCATTGCAGATCTTGTTGATACAGCAGAGATGAACGGTCTTGTAGAGCGTACTGGTGCATGGTATAAGCTAGAAGACGGAGAAAAGATTCAGGGTAGAGATGCCTTTATTGAATATGTTAAGACTAACGAAGAATACCAGAATCAGTTGAGGTCAAGTTTAAATGGCTAGATATACAGTTGTTTACGGAGATTTTCCTTGCCATACTTGCAAGGAAGTGGTAAAATCGTTAAGACAATATATTGAGGAAAAAGAGCTTACTTGGGTATGTAGCCAAAAGCACATGTCCAAGGTAAGCCTTGACGTAAGGAAGAAAAAGAAGTGAGCGAGCGTGGAGAGATCAAACGCCTAAATGCTAAGGGTATTAAAAACTCAGGGCGTGGTATCAAGAAGGGCGATGCAACTTGGGAAAACTTTACAGTAGATTTTAAAGAGTATCCAAAAGGCTTTACCGTAAACCAGGATAACTGGGCTAAAGCTGTAACCGATGCAATTAAGAATGGCAATGACCCAGCAATTGTGGTTGTTCTAGGAGAAGGAAATAAAAAGACAAGGCTAGCGATTGTAGAGCTATCTCTACTTGAGCAGATTATTGAGGAATCAAAATGAAAAATATACTAATGCTAGATATAGAAACAACTCCAATTAAAGCATACGTCTGGGGGCTGTGGGATCAAAACGTAAGTATTGACCAGATTATTGAGCCAACAGAAATGCTATGCTTTGGTGCTAGGTGGCTAGGAAAGAAGCAGGTTATCTTTAAGTCCGTGCACCACGATGGCAAGAAGGCTATGCTGGAAGAGCTTCACAGACTTATGGACCAGGCAGACGTTCTTGTCGGATGGAACTCTGCAGCGTTTGACCACAAGCATATTAATCGTGAATTCTTAGAAAATGGCATGCAGCCTCCATCTCCAGTTAAGGACTTGGACCTAATGTCAATTACAAAGGCAAACTTCCAGTTCCCATCTAATAAGCTAGACTATGTCGCACAGCGACTAGGGGTAGGTGCTAAGGTTAAACACTCTGGATTTAAGCTATGGATTGAGTGCATGGAAGGTAATGACAAGGCCTGGAAAGAGATGAAGAAGTACCAGGTTCAAGATGTGAACCTTCTTATTGATCTGTATTATGAGCTATTGCCGTGGTTTGTAGGTAAGGGTAACGTTACTAGCACAGAGAAGCAAAAGATTCTAGAGTCTGAGTCCGTGGTATAATACTAGCATGAGTGATAAAATTACTGATGGCGGAATGTGGAACTATCTGACAGATATGTCAGAGTTTAAGAAAGAGCTCCCATTCTATGTTGATGACCTACTTTCTGAAGAGCAGGTGCAGTCATTAAATAGTATTTTTGATGAGCTGCTTGCTAGAGAGCCTGAATATTATCGAATGCCAGGGGACCAAGAAGAGTATCGTGGCAAAGATTGGTATGACCCTAAAAGGGTAGTGCACATGTCTAGGCAAATGCTAGAGTTTGAGTGTCCAGAGGATATTGAAAAAACTCTAGATGAAGTAGTCAAGCCAGTTTATCCAGAAGAGATTAAGCTTGCACACTACAGCTATATCGATTATGATTTGCGTCACGGCGAGGGTCGTTATGCACCATCATTGCCACCACATATTGACAACAGTGAAGACATCGTAACTTTTAATTATATGCTAGACGGCAATATTGATTGGGAGTTATATATTAATGATGTCCCATATACTCTTAGAAAAGGTCAGGCACTTGTTTTTAGTGCATTAAATATGCCACACTTTAGGCCAAAAAGGAAATGGAAAGAGGGAGAGTTTGTTAAAATACTAAGCTTTGACTATTCCCCACTTACAGATTTTAGGTTTACTGGAAAAGACTATGCCCTAGATCCACTTAAGTTTCCAGAAAGAGTAGAGCGGTATATTGAATCAGTAAACAATCATCCAAAGATGCAGTCAGCATGGACCCTTTATACAGAGCTAGGAATAGCAGAAGGAATTCCAGAAGGTGTTCACGCTGCGTTTGCAGACTAGTATTCTTTAGTGTATAATATAATAATGGACTTTAATTATAAAAACATTATCCTTAAGGATATTTTTAATGACCAAGAGATTACAGATATCTATAAGCATATAGAAGAAACACCAGAAGATAGAAGGCAATTGGTGGAGCAATTTTCTCACACAGCCTACCTTTCTTGGCTACCACAGCATGTTGTAGACACTATCGTAACTAGAGCACAGGAAGCGTCGGACAAAGAACTTGTTCTTCGAGAGCTTTCATTTGCAAGATATGAAAAGGTGCGGGATAACCTAGAGGTCAGACTTACCCCACATAGAGACGAAACGTTCAGAGAGCCAAGGGTAACTGTTGACATACAGCTAAAATCAAACATTGACTGGCCAATTGTCGTAGAGGGAAAAGAATATTTACTTAAAGATAACGAGGCTCTTACATTTGCAGGAACTCACCAGGTGCACTGGAGGACCAAGAGGGAATTCTCCGATGGAGAGTTTATGGATATGATCTTCTGTCATTTTAGTGCTAAGGACTATGTTCCAGAAGAGCTTGGCCCGTTCCCAAGTGACCCATCTATGTATAGCGAACATGATAGGGTTATGAAAGCAAAAGCAGATTTTTGGACAGAAAAATATAACGAAAGCTAGAGGGTATGACGGATAAAACAACAATTGAATCAGTAAATGGTCTACAAGAGATTGCAGACTTTATGGGAGATGAAGAGCTTACACAGGCTCTTACAATGGTAGCCAAGCTTATTATTAAGCCAGATATTCCAATTCAGGTAGCCACCATTGAGATCGTAAGGTTGCAAGCAATTGCAGCCAAGATGTCTCTAAAGGCAACCTGGATGGTTAACGTAGAAAAAGGAGACAGGGCAAAGAAGAACATATACTTCACCGCTGCAGATGCTATTAATGAGCTAGTTGCAGCACTCAAGTATATTGCCCGATAATATGATGGCTAAGAATTTACTTAATGAGGTAATGCTCAAGGCAGAGCTAGCTGCCAAAAAGAAAAGCTTCCTAAATACCGATGAGCTAATTGAAAAGATTAACTCTGGGTATATCGTAAAGCGTGTTCCAAAACACACACAGAAGAAAACTTTTGCACCTAGCACCATCGCATTCTCTCATGGAGAGTGCCCAAGGTATTGGTACATTGCTTTTGACGGGGCAACCTTTGAAGACAATGCTGATGCTTATGGCGGTGCTAACATGACCAATGGAACCAAGTCTCACGAAAGAATTCAGCAGGCTATGGCAGATGCTGGAATACTAAAAGATGCTGAGTTTAAGATTACTAGTAATGATCCACCTATCTTTGGATTCGGAGATGTCATTCTAGACTGGGAGGGTAAAGACCTCCTGGGAGAAATCAAGACAATGCCGTCTGAGGGGTTTGAGTATCGTAAAGCAGCAGGTAAGCCAAAGCTAGGCCACCTAGTTCAGCTGCTTATTTACATGAAGATTCTAAATAAGACAGAGGCAGTGCTTATTTATGAGAATAAAAATAATCACGAGCTACTGGTTCTGCCAGTTGAAATAAGCGATTATTATATTAAGTGGGTAAACCAGACATTTGACTGGATGAGGGCTGTTCGTAAGGCATGGGTTGACAGAACCCTGCCAGAGAAAAACTATAGGTCCAATTCCAAGATATGCAAGACCTGTCCTGTTAGGGCAACTTGTGACGTGGCTGGCAAGGGAGACATAAAACTACTTTCTTTGGAGCCACTAGATGAAAAGCAAGCACTGTAGCTGGTGTGACCACATTTTCGAAACCAGCGTATCTTATCAAATTTACTGCTCTCCAGAGTGTCGTCAAGACGCAACTAGAGAGAAGATAGCTGAGCGGTATGTTCAAACTAGACAGCAACGCAGAATAGGCAAGGACAGAAGGTGCAAGTCCTGTGATAAGCCACTATCAATATATAATGATGATGATCTATGTGATATCTGTAACGTTAACCCTAAGGAAGTTCGTGCTGTGCTTCGGGAGCTAAAAAGGATGACTAAAGATGAAGAATAGGTTTTTCTCTATTGACGCAAGCACCAACAGTCTTGCATTTGCCGTATTTGAAGACAGCTCTCTTATGTCTTATGGCAAGATTAATTTTTCTGGCAATAACGTATATGACAAGGTTGCAGATGCGGCTCGTAAAAGTATAGCCTTTTTTGGTGAGTTTCCAGATGTTGACAATCTAATCATTGAGCATACTGTATTTATGAATAGCCCAAAGACAGCAGCAGACCTTGCTCTTGTCCAGGGTGCACTGCTTGGTGCAGCAGCTCAGGCAGGTATCAAGTTAGCTGGAGCGGTAAACCCTATCACATGGCAGAGCTACTTAGGCAATAAAAGACTTACCAAAGAAGAACAGTTTAAGATTACTCAAGACCATCCAGGAAAAACAAAGTCTTGGTATAAGAAGCTTGAGCGAGATATGAGAAAGCAAAGAACCATTAAGCTTATTGAAATTAACTATGACAGGCAAGTTACCGACGATGATGTCGCAGATGCAATTGGAATTGGTCACTATGCACACAACAACTGGGACAAGGTGGTTGACAAAAATGGCTAAAGCTGGTAAACTATATACAAATGAATTGTGGCTTCGTAAAAGATATCACTTTGATAAGAAGACACCAGAAGAGATTGCAAAGGAGTGCAAGGTTAGCGTAGAGACCATCTATGTATATCTTGCCAAATTTGGATTGAGGAAATCACGCAGATGACACAAAATGATATCGTAAGGGTATGTACAGATATCAGCATTATGCTACAAGAAAAGAATATAGCATATGGTGATTCGGCATTGGATCCTGTTCGTATTTTTTCTAAGTCAAGCCCAGTAGAGCAGCTCCTGGTACGCATTGACGACAAGCTGTCTAGGTTTGCAAGGGGAACAGACTACCCTGGAGATAATGACATTGATGATTTAATTGGATACCTTGTACTATTAAAGATCGCTAAGGAGAGACATGGGTAGGCGTAAGCAGGTAGTTATACAGCCAAGTGGACTGGAGACAGTGCCATATATGGAAATTGATGGCTTTGCTATCAATGCAGGTGATATAATTAAAGTAAAAGGTGAATACGGAACTAAGTTTAAATTTAAAGGAGTTACCACTAACACCCTTACTGGTGCAACATGGGTAGACTGTTTTGAGATTTTTAGGGGAAAGGCCCAGCAGTTCCGTGCCTTTAAGGAAGATCGCATAAAGCGAGTTCCGCAAAAGGGAAAGAGAGCAAGGCGTGTCAACTGAGGAAGACCTAATTGGTCATCTAGATGAGGTAAATAAGGTAGTCGGCGAATACCTGAAAGGTAGTGAGCCAACAAAGATATCCAAAGAGCTGTCTATACCAAGACAGAAGGTTGTTGCCTATCTAAATGAGTGGAAGGCTATGGCTGCAGACAATGCAGCTATTCGAGCACGGGCCAAAGAGGCACTAGTTGTAGCTGATACCCACTACTCAAAGCTGATAGAAAAAGCTTATGAGGTTATTGACGAAGCTACCATGACAGCTAATCTAAATGCTAAGTCTGGTGCCATCAAGCTTGTTATGGACCTAGAGTCTCGTAGAATTGACATGCTACAAAAAGCAGGCTTGCTAGAGAACAAAGAGCTAGCAGAAGAGATGTTAGAGATTGAATCACGCCAGGAAGTTCTTATTGGAATACTAAAGGATATTGCTGCAGAGCATCCAGAGATTAGAGACAAGATTATGAGCAGGCTATCCTCCGCAATGAAGCAGGGGCAAACAGTTACGGTGGTATCTGAATAATGTTTGATGATTTCCTCGATGCCCTCAAGTCTGATATCTTTGATGAGATACCAGTAGATGCTAAGACATTTGTCGAGGGAGAGGACTATCTAGGACAGCCACCACTTTCAGATACACAGTATGATATCGTAAAGGCTATGAGCCAGATATTCCGTAAAGAAGATCTGATTGACATGATGGGCACTGAAGAGGGGTCTCGCTATTACAATAAATATACTAAGAATGAAATCATTCTCCAACTAGGAAAGGGAAGTGGTAAAGATTTTACATCAACAGTTGCGTGTAGCTATATCGTTTATAAGCTATTGTGTCTTAAAGACCCTGCTCGTTATTTCGGTAAACCTAGTGGAGATGCTATTGATATTATTAATGTTGCCATTAATGCTCAGCAGGCCAAGAACGTTTTCTTTAAGGGCTTTAAGAGCAAGATCGAACGGTCGCCTTGGTTTGCTGGCAAATTCTATGCTAAAGCTGAGAGTATTGAGTTTGATAAGAGTATCACTGTCTATTCGGGACACTCTGAACGAGAATCCCACGAGGGCCTCAACCTTATTCTGGCAGTACTGGACGAGATCTCTGGTTTTGCTAACGAGGTTGGCACAGGCAATGACCAAGGCAAAACTGCAGATAACATCTACAAGGCCTTCCGAGCCTCAGTAGACTCTCGTTATCCAGATTTGGGCAAGGTCGCATTGCTCTCATTCCCAAGGTACCCAGGAGACTTTATCTCTCAACGTTATGACGATGTAATCGCAGACAAAGAGGTAGTTACAAAGACACACACCTTTGTCATGAATCCAGACTTGCCAGAGGATCAGGCTGGCAACTCTTTGACTATTGAGTGGGACGAAGATAGTATTATTAGTTATAAGTATCCAGGAGTATTTGCCCTCAAAAGACCAACATGGGTAGTAAACCCAACTAGAAAGATAGATGATTTTAAGCTAGCATTCTTTACCGATATGGGAGATGCTATGCAGAGATTCGCCTGCATACCAACGTTTGCCTCTGACGCATTCTTTAAGCAAAGGGATAAGGTGCAGCAGGCTATGTCGATTAGAAACCCAATAGATAGCGTGCGTCGTTTTGAAGAAACGTTTAAGCCAGACCCAGACAAGGTTTACTATGTTCACGCAGACCTTGCTCAAAAGCATGACAAGTGTGCTGTGGCTATTGCTCACGTAGAGAAGTGGGTAAACATTCAGGTAGTCAAAGACTATGAGCAGATTGCACCAATTGTAGTTGTGGATGCTGTTGCTTGGTGGGAGCCAAGGATAGAGGGACCAGTGGATCTTTCAGAAGTAAAGCAGTGGATTCAAAACTTACGCAGACTTGGATTTAATATCGGGCAGGTAAGCTTTGACAGGTGGCAGTCCTTTGATATCCAGAATGAGCTAAAAGCTATAGGAATGAGAACAGATACTGTCTCTGTAGCAAAGAAGCACTACGAGGATATGGCCATGCTTATCTATGAGGATAGGCTAGTCATGCCAGCCATTGACCTGCTATTTGAAGAGCTTACAGAGCTAAAGATTGTAAAGCAAAATAGAGTAGACCACCCACGCAAATCGTCTAAGGACTTGGCTGATGCCGTCTGTGGTGCTGTTTATGGAGCTATCTCTCACACGCCTCGTAACATGAACGATCAAGTAGAGATTCATACATTTAGGGATAGACCTAAAGATAATGTTGCAGAACCTCCTAAAAACGTGATACAATATAAGCCCAGTAAAGAGAAAATAGAAGAGTATTTGGCTCAATTTGATGTCATTTAGAAAGCGAGGTATTGGTGTCACTACCAATCCGCCTTGTTTACTTTTCTAATGTTTCAGAAAATACTAAAAGATTTGTAGAGAAGGTAACCAATAATGGAGTTCGTATCCCAGTTCGTTCTAGCGATGCTAGGGACTTCAGCGTGGATTTCGAGTATGTATTGGTTGTGCCAACCTACGGTGGCGGGGCTGAAGGTCCTGCAATTCCAAAACCTGTAAGGGTTTTTCTTAACAATCCTGCCAATAGGGATTTATTGCGTGGTGTCATAGGCACTGGTAATACAAACTTTGGCAAACATTACTGCAAGGCAGCGGATATGATTTCTGCTAAAACTGGCGTACCTATTATTGCCAGGGTAGAAATCACGGGCACGCCTTCAGACATAGAACTAGTAAAACAAAGGTTGGAGATACTATATGGAACAGGTTAGCTACCACGAGCTCAATGCAATGCTTAATATGTACGATGCAAACGGAAAGATTCAGTTTGACAAGGATAAGGAGGCAGCTAAGCAGTATTTCTTACAACACGTTAATCAGAACACAGTATTCTTTCACAGCATTGAAGAGAAGCTAGAGTATCTAGTAGATAATGATTACTATGACAAGGCTGTTCTTGACCAGTACTCGCCAGAGACACTAAAGGACTTGTTCAAGCATGCTTACTCATATAAGTTTAGATTCCCAACCTTTGTGGGTGCTTATAAGTTCTACACCCAGTATGCACTAAAGAATTTTGCTGGAGACAGATACCTAGAGCGTTTCGAAGACCGTGTCGTAATGAACGCACTGATGCTTGCTCGTGGCGACAAGAAGTTTGCCAAAGACATTATTGATGAGGTTATCACTAATCGTTTCCAGCCAGCTACTCCAACATTCCTGAATGCTGGTAAGAAGCAGCGTGGAGAGTTTGTGTCCTGCTTCCTGCTACGTGTTGAAGACAACATGGAGTCTATTGCTCGTGCAGTCTCTTCATCTCTACAGCTCTCAAAGCGTGGTGGTGGTGTAGGACTTAATCTAACCAACCTACGTGAGCTAGGTGCTCCAATTAAGAAGATTGAGAACCAGTCTTCAGGCATCATCCCTGTGATGAAGCTTTTGGAGGACAGCTTCTCCTATGCAAACCAGCTAGGAGCTCGTCAGGG